TCTTACTTGTTATGCAATTTAGAGGTAACTAACTTTTTCTAAATCTACCATTATTGAAATTAGCATAAGCAAATTCTTTTCTATCAACTAATTTAATTATACCATACTTTGTAGTCATAACAAATCCTTCTCCCTTGATTTCTATACCATCAACATAACATTTTGGTGAACCATATACAATAAAACTATCCATCAACTCTTGTTTAATCTCTAGAATTAATTGATATAGATTTACAAGATGATTACAACCAAGTATCTCAAATAGATTATAATCAGATAACTCTACATCATCTTTGATAAGTTGATTAATTGCTGTCTTTGCGATTTTTGCTTCCTTTGAAGTTAAGAATGTAACCTTGTCAGTATCTACCTTTGGTGGTTCTAATGCTTCAAATACTCTATCTACAGTTGGTTGAATCCACTTGACATTCTCATTATCTGTAAGATGAGTGACTAAAGGTTTAGCAACACACTCTAATAATGTTGAGTTAGTAGTATATTTTGTATGGGGTGCTAATATAATCTTCTCCTTAACTATCTCTGGAAAGTGATACTCTAAAGTATTAGGTCTGTATATATTACTACCACCCATGCCAATAAAATCTGCCTGTATAATTCCATCTACTTTAGGTAAATATAGAATACATTTAATTAATACTCTCATTAAACTGTAATGAGTTTTTCTATCATACTTCTTGAATACATCTTCAATAGTATAACAAATCATATCTTTCTTCTTATTGAATACACTCTTAGTTCCTACAAAAAACTTACCATTCTCAGGGTGAGTCCCAAATACAACTGCTGGCGCACCATCAATCTTAAGTGATAGGTGTGCTGTTTCATATAGTGCATCAAATACTTTTACATTGCCCTCTAATATCATATCCTCTGGGTGTTCAAGATGTAAGTTCTTCATAATTTAATCAATCTCACTACTAACGCAATTTAGAGGTAACTAACATTTATTGGCACTCTTTCTTGAATTAAGTTACCATAATCCTCATGTAATTCGCACCCTAAGTAATATCTTCCCAGAGATTTAGCTACCATTGCTGTTGTTCCCGATCCCATAAATGGGTCAAGAATAATATCATTAACTTGTGAACCTGCTAATATACATGGTTCAATCAAATCTGGTGGAAATACTGCAAAATGACTGCCCTTATATGGTTTATTTGTTATACTCCAAACAGATCTTTTATTCTTTGTTGGATATGATTTAGTGAGTCCAGAATGGGGTTGTAATCCTGTACCTTTATTGTGATATTTTCCTTTAGTTCTATCACGAGTACCCCAATCTTTCGCTGGTTCCTTGATACTTTCATTGTCATAATAGTATTTCTTGTTCTTACTTAGTAGGAACAAATATTCATGTGATTTTGTACATCTATCTCTTACACTTTCGGGCATTGGATTAGGTTTATGCCATATAATATCTTGCCTTAAATACCATCCATCTTCCCTCAATGCAAATGCTAACATCCAAGGTATTCCGATTAAATCTTTTTCTTTTAATCCCTCTAATTTATTACCTCGTCTTGCACATTTGTCTGGTAAATCTTGTTTATTAGCAGAAACAGTTTGTTTAACTAATCCTTGACCTTTTCCTGGTCTATAGTTATAATAACTATCACCAATGTTCACCCATAATGTTCCATCTTCTGTTAAATTTTTACGCACCTCTCGGAATACTTCTACTAGGTTTTGAATATACTCTTCTGGAGATTCTTCTAACCCTATCTGACAATCCTCCCCTCCATAATCTCTTAAACCATAATAAGGTGGAGATGTAACGCACATCCTCACCTTATCATCAATTTGTGATAATGTCTCACGACAATCACCGAATAAAATAGTATCTTTCATCAATAATCTTTTAGCCTACCCTCTTGTGATTTGTAACCATCTGCCATATTATATTCTCTTCTATTCTTTACATACTCTAACTCATGCCAACAATTTTCCACGCATAATAATAATGTATGAATCATTTTATGCCTCATTGGTTTACCACTTGTATACACGCAATTTGGTTTTGGTTTAACATTAGTTTCAATAGTAATATACCTTGAAATAGTATTCCATCCTTGTTTTACACGTTTTTCATTATCAACTGGGTCACCCTTAAAATATACCCAACCCTCTTCAATGTCTCCATTTGGTCTATTCCAAATGACGTAATCATCTACTTGAGGTTCATACATTTATCTGTCTAGTGATGCGAGTCCATCATCAAGTGTTCCTGCTGGAACTGCTCTTAATCTATTGGGTGCTATATCACCACGATCAAGATAGAATTGTATCCACTCATCACAGGCTGCTTTACCTAAATCATCTGACTTAGGATCAATACTTGTCCATCCATTTGTAGACAGTTCTTGAATCTTCCAACGCTTTTCTTTAGTCATTAGATAATAATCTCCAGCACTAAGTATATATTAAAATACCCTATCAGTATAACCGATAGGGTACTATTTGTCAAATAAGGAACTCTGCAATGTAGTAATCAACTGTGATTTCTAACGCTGCAGCCTCTCTTTCACATTCTTCAATAAACTTTTCAATCATTGCATCAGTTTGGTTTAAATGATCTTTATTCACGAAGATACCTCCTCACCTGATTTGTTGAATGATTTGTCTAACATTGGCACATAAAGTTCGCCATCATCTTTTAACATAGCGAGCATATTATTGAACCACTCATTGTTAACGTGATGCTCTTCAAACGTCAACCCTTTGATGTAAGATTGACTCCACTCGTGATGGTACGCCATTAATAAAGTAAAGAAAAGGCTAGCGGATGTTAGTTCTTTCTTCGGTAGCGAACCGAGAGGCACATCCATCTCCTCGTTAGTGTGTGTTGTGTGTTGTTGAGAAGTGGGTCACAGCACGTGCGAAGTCTGTTGGACGTTACCCTGTAGTATCCCTCTCAACATTTATATAATAGTATATTCACGAAGGAAAGTCAACTAACAGTGGACAGTTCTCTAAGTGCCACCATCTTTGTAAAAAGCCCATCCATATTATAGAACAACTTATAATTCTCTGTTGTTACATAGTGTCCTTTAATGTCATTGCCATCACAATGCCATCCATATGATTGAACCTTTTCTTCAACACCATCTATTCTCATCTTCTTACTGCCATCTAGGTAAGAATGGTATCGCTCGTCTAAGTTAATCATGGTTTTAAGAGGTATGTGTGGATATTATAACATAATGTATGTAATATATCTATGAATTTAATATTCTCTTTAGAGTCATGCAACACTATTTAATAAAATCTCTCGTTATTATAATCTCTACCCACTTCCACATCAATAGCATCAAATATCCTTAATAAAGACTGAGCAAATATTCTATATCCAGATCCAACATATAATTGGCCTAAAACAACAGAAACTGTTGCAATACCCCAAAAGATATAATAAAATTTAGATTTAACTTGGTTACGTTGTTTTTCTTTAGTAATCATAATTAATACTCTCTATGTTCTGTCATGTAATGTTCACGCAATGACCCACTCATTAAAGTTTCACTAATTTCACCATTTGGTGTAGTAATTGTAGGTTCTACGTGATCATTTTTTGCTCCAAATTTTGAGGGTGGAACTCTAGGGTTAATCATATTTCTTGTCTTATCAATAACATAATCCCTAATTTCCATTAACTCATCATAACATTGCTGATTGTAAGCACAACTGCGTAGATGATTATCAGGTTGCATTAATGACTCAAGAAAGATAGAACGAGCTCTATCCCACTTATCAAAATCTGTTATTTTTTCATCAAGTGTTTTTTGATCTTTCATTTAATAATCTCCCAATCTTTGTCGTCACTCTCCATAATAGAGAATAGATAACGACCTGAAATAGATGATAGAAATACTCTACCATCCTCACGTTTATCTATACGACATGAATGTAGTCTATCCATTTTATTCACGAAGCGATTAGTAGCTTCATCTGATCTAGGTTTGACGTAGAGAAATTCAGATTTCATTGAAAGATTTGAATTAACGATAGTATAACATAAAAAAAGGGGGAAGTAAATCCCCCTTGTGCCAATTTAGAGAACTTCACTCCCTACCATTATTCCACTAACATCCGAATAAAAATCAGCTGTTACTTTCTGAATGATTTCAGTTAGAATCAGATAACGAAACTCTATGTTTACTGCTCTTGAGCCCTCACAAGAGTTTTTGAATGTGAGATCATCATAATCAGAACCTTCTTCACCAAAGAATCTATTCTTATTCTTATAAGCAACTTCATGCAATTTTAATGCTTCAACTGCTTGATCATAAGTCATAATGCCATTTTCTTGACACATCATCCAGAATAAATTCTGCCATGTTGATCTACGTTTTAACATTTTATCTGTAAATCCATGTTCCTTAGATTCGGATTTGATTTCATTATAATAATATTGTAACTCATCAAACTTCTCAAGATAAAGTTTTTGATCTTGATAATCTAAGAACTTTGTCCCATCATTATATAATTTATTTTTAGAGGTTTGATTAACGGCAAAGAATTGGAAGGAGGTTTCTACCTCACCATCATCACCTTCAATTTCTTTTTCATCAACTGATGAAATAGCATAATCAAGACAATCAGCAATCCAATCATCCGCACATAAACGAGCAACAGGATCATTAAAGAGATCTACGGTCATCGGGGCAAGAGCATCACTAATTTGACGTACATATTCTGGCCATGCACCCTGACCAGCATTACGCAGTTCTTGTGGATTTGGTGGACATCCAGCATTGCAATTCTTAAATATATCCTTTAATCCAACCCAATCAACTTGATAGTATTCACTTGCTATCAAAGCACGACCTAAGATAGCCTCTTGCATTTTTTCAGGAAGATCTTTAAAGGTTTGCTTTCCTCGTCTTACATGATGTTTAGATACAGTTGTTTCTGATCCTTCAACAATATACTCATACCAACCGCAAGGTATTTGATACTCATTATTAACAAGAGATAAAATAAACATCAGACGGTTGTTACCATCCATAATAATATATTTGTATCCTTTCTCAAGAAGAGCTCGGAAAAGATGAACTGCTCTATCATTAGGAAATATAACTTCAATCTTACGAAGTGCTGTTTCTACATCAACTAATACTAATACACCCTCTACTCTATCCATAAGAATAGATATGAAGAAAGCTTTCTTCTCCTTTGGTTTCCATGATTCTGGACGTTGAAATTCTCTTGGTGCTATGGTTCCTTTAGTTGTAGTTGCTTTAATGGTTAAACCATTGTTACCACCATATTTTCTTACAGTATCTAATAGTTCTTTTACTTTTGGAGTTCTTTTAAGAGATACAAACTCTGAAGTAAATTCATAGGGATACTCCTTGACTGGAAATACGACAGCAGGAGCTAATTTTTGTACATGTGACATAATAGTGTCCTAATAGGTTTTCTTTTTTGCACCCTTATCTTCAGTATTTTAGAAGTAGGTTGCTGAACCGAATTTTTCAACCAAGAGTAATTCGATTCGATATGATAATATTACCATGAGGTTATTTAGTTGTCAACAGCTTCATATTCACGATAAAGAACCTCTTCCATCTTATGTGCTTCTAGTTCCCATGGCTGGTCACTATAGTCTGTCTCAGAGTGGTCTATGCCCTTCCAGAGGCGTTGATTACGCTTATCTCTTAAATCACCACGCACATGCTGTAATACATGCCAGAGTTCATGTAGAAGGGTTTTAGTATACTCTTCCACTGATAAACGATTGTGGATCTCGATCTCAAATTCACGAGGTCTGGAATCAGAATCAGTAATCCACTGCCAACCAAATACACCCTCTCTAAGTAGGCCCTTATGGTCTACATGAACGGATATCTTATGACGTGGGAGATACTTATCCACGAACCAAGTAACGATGCTCTCACATCTGTTCGTGGAGTATTTGTAACCAGAGTGACTAAGAAAGAGCATTGTTAATCACCAGTTGAGAAACACGTACACCCCAGTTCATAAGAACCATGAAAGATGTGATGAAAATCAATTTTTCAGATCCAGTGAGTTGCATAATAATCCACGAACAAAGGTATTATAAAACCCCTCACCATTTCTGGCAAGGGGTTGTGTGACAGTTGTTTAATTGATCTGATTATTGCTTTTTTAAAGCAAAGAAGGAATTATAAGTTTGAGCAATATATAATTTCTCACTATCACTTCCACCCCAAGTACCAGGTAGTTGAGTGGGTGATGATTTAGAGTCTTGTTCCTGTGAACTACCTGGACTAGGGGTTATTGTTCCTGCCTCATTATGCCCCAATACTCCTCTATAATTTACTCCCCATGTCCATAAGGAGCCATTAGTCTTGAGTGCCATTGCTGAGTTTCCACCCTGACCTTCAGACATTAATATACTTGTACTCCAATCCGTACTTGTTGGGCCACCCACTTGAATAGGTGATTCATACTGTCCTGGTGCATCCTCATTGATTCCTTGGAGTCCATATTCCTTACTACCCGCATACCACATAGTACCATCAGTTTTAGTTGCATAATATCTTCCAGGAATAGCAGCTAGACGAGTCCATGTACTACCAGGCACTTGAACTGGTGATGAATATCCACGAAAATAGGGGGAACCAGCACCTGACCATACTATATTTCCACCCCATATCCACATTGATCCATCAGTTTTAGTACCACCCATCATACCATAACGGTCATTAGCACAACAAGTTGCCCAAGTACCAGGTATTTGAACAGGAGATGAGAAAACATATCCACCGAAAGGAGTAGCAGTAGGGCCACTTTGAGACTGCCCCAATCCTCCATAATAATTTTGTCCCCAACCCCATAATTCTCCATCTGTATTAATCATAGTAAATGTTGTTTGGCCTACATTCATTGCCAATTGACTAGTTGACCACGTTTTTCCAGGCATCGTAAAATTAGATGGAAGTTGTGTCGGTGAACTTTTATGTGTTCCTGAAGTCGGGGTAATACCACCCCAAATTGCATAATAACCTTGTCCCCATCCCCATAATGTATTATCATCTTTAAGAGCAAGAGATTGTGAATCTGCACATCCTGCCATTACCCAATTAGTATCTGTTCCTATTTGAGTAGGTCGTGATTTATTTCTCTCATGTGGCCCATCGTTGACATCATTCATTCCCAATTGTCCATTACCATTAGTACCCCATGCCCATAGGGTTCCTTCTTCATCTTTTTCTGCCATCATATGTCCAACGGTATAACCTGATGGGCTGTATAGAGAATAATAATCACCAGGTACTTGAACAGGAGATGATTTATCATTTACTGCAGCAGGTTGGTTGCCTTGCCAAGGTAAACCTGGCCATCCAGGAACACCGTAATTTAAACCTAATATTCCATACTCACCAGCTCCCCATGCATATAAATCAAATACTTCCGTTCCCCCTGCTCCTGCCCACATGAGAGAACTCACACCTCCACCCATTCCTTGCATCCCTAAGAAGGGTTTTTCTTTTTTATGTTCCCAATTAGACATTGTTTAATCCTCCTTAATCAAAGTTGGTGTAGTTTCCTAATACCTTATATGCTCCACTACCTGTTTTTATAATCGTATATGCATGAACATCGAGACCACTTGCTCCACCAGCACTTGGAGCTGCTGCCCCACTCCACTCTACTGTTGCACTACTACCATCAATATTTAATGCAGCACTATAAGCAGCAGCGGCTGCAGTAGTTATAAGAGTAACAGTGATGACATCACCAGTATCCATTGCATTGTTTAAGGTATTACTACTATCAATTCTGATGTTTGGAGTAGATGTAGTCGTTTCAGTAGTAGAGAAGTAATAAACCATACCATCTGCAAGATTAATATTAGTATTATTACTTAACTTACCAGCAACTATTGCTACTCTCTCTATTAACTGAGCATTATTAAAGGAGAATCCACCACCTGATGTGATGCGAAGTCTTTCTCCCATAGTACCAGCAGACTTCGTATTAATTGTGAAATATCCATCTTCTGTTCCATCTGTGACATCACCTGAATAACCACTAATTCGAGCATAATCTGTTTCCTCATCTGCACTATTCTTTCCTTTAAAACCTATACTACCTAAATTATCATCATCTGCTGGAGAAGCTGAATTGTGATACAAATCAAGGTAAGCTCCATCTCCACCTGTAAGATCTGTTTCTAACTTTAAAACACCATAAGTATCATTTTTGATGTGGGCTCTATAACCACTAGCACCTGCTCCATCACCAACAGTTCCTATACCAACATCACCATCAGATGTGATGCGAACGCTTTCACTACCTCCTGTTTGAAATAACATATTAGAAGGTGCAGCCACAGTTCCTGCAGTCACAATACCTGCATTTCCTGCATCTATACCAGTATTATTAATCGTTACTCCTGTACCAATAGTAGCAGCAGTACCAACAATCTTACCTGTAACTATAACACCACCACCTGCATCATCACTGGCCGTTTCAAACCGTTTGGTATTATCATAAAAAGCAGCAAATGCACTATTAGCATCAGCATAAAACAATGTTTCATTATTAGCCGCATTTTTAACAGTAAACTGATCTGTGCGAGGTCTAATTGCAGCACCAGTATTAGGAGCAGAAATAATTAAATCAGCAGGTGCGGTAATCGTTCCTGCAGTTACAATACCCGCATTTCCTGCATCTATACCAGTATTATTAATCGTTACTCCACTCCCAACTGTCGCTACTGTAGCATTAACTTCAGTAGCAGTTACAACACCAGCAACATTAACAGCAGTGCTAATACCTAGTGCTGCCTTATCAACATCATAAAGTATATTTACATCAGTCTGTCCATAGATGATAATACCAGCATCATCTTGAGATGTTGATGATGGAGCATTAGTAGAGGCAATACCAACAGTCTTGTCCTGAATATCAAGTCGTTCAGTATTAATAATAGTTTCTGTTCCCTGAACTGTGAGGTTACCAGGAATTGTAACTGTATTACCTGAACCACCAATTGTAAAATCTTCAGTCTTAAGGGCTGCGGAACCTACACTACCATTAGCAATAGTATTAAGTGATAAAGCAGTTCCTAAAAGAGTACCAAAGAATGATAGTCCTGATTGAGGAGCAGTGGTAAAGGTAATAGTAGAACCAGAGACAGTGAAGTCATCTCCAGCATTTTGCATCACACCACCAAGACTGATGATGAGTTGTTGTGCATTAACTGGTTCTACATTTACCGCTGCTACTTTTAATGTAAAATCTGTCTCTGAGTCATCAAAATCTCCTGAAATATCATCAATCTCTCTAATATTAGATGCAGTAGAAGGATCTGTGCTTATCCATACGGTTCCATTCCACTCATAACTAAATCCAGAGTTACTGTCAGTATAAACGTCACCTGTCGTGGGATTATCTGGAAAATTAAGTGTTGCCATTCTTCACTACTACACTACTTTTTATGTATTTATATCAGATCAGATTAAGACTTACCATGCATTTTTAAGAAGGTGCACTCCATAGTAATTACCACCAACATCAGGTCTCCAAGAACCTGGTAATTGAGTCGGTGATGAAAGATATCCAGAAGGACCAAAGCCATTTTGTCCTAATTGTCCAGTACCATTAGCTCCCCATGTCCATCCAGTTCCATCAGTTTTAGTAGCAAAAGCCCCATCACCACAAGCAGAAATACTAGCCCACGTATCCTCCGATCCTACTTGAATTGGTGATGAATATTGTACTGTATCATTTTTACCTAATGATCCATAACCACCATATCCCCATGACCACAGTGTTCCATCAGTTTTAATATTAGCCATAAGTGTATGATTACCACATGACATGGTAGTTCTAGTATTGCCCCAATTAGTACCAGGTAGTTCAACTGGTGATGAAAAACCGTAACCACCTCCAGATGCATTAAGTCCTAACATTCCATAGTGACCTCTTCCCCATACCCATAATGAATTATCGGTTTTAGATGCATATATCGAATAATTACTACCACAACCAAAAGCCCAATCAGTACCAGCTCCTAATTGAGTTGGTGATGAATATCCATCATTTGTATCATTTTTCCCTACTTGTCCCCACTCATTTATTCCCCATACCCACATTGTTCCATTAGTTTTAGTTGCAAATATCGTTCTTTCTGAAGCTCCTATTGTAGACCAGGTAGTACCAGGTATTTGAGTTGGTGATGATAGTGAATCAAGTGATGCTGGTCCTTGATTTAGTCCTAATCTTCCATTATTATTAGCTCCCCATACCCATAATTCTCCATTAGTTTTAAGGGTGTACATAGTATTATTACTTAAAGTTCCCCCCTCGGCCCAATTAGTATCTGTTCCTATTTGAACGGGTGAAGATAATGCAGTAGGTTGAGGAGCATTTAATCCTAATAATCCCGAAACGCTGATTCCTCCTGTTGTCCATAGTGATCCATCATTTTTATAACCAAAACCAGCAGAACCCCAATAAGAATTATGAACCATTCCAGTCCAAGGATTTCCTCCACCAATTAGAACTGGTGATGAGTAATAACTACTGGCACTTGCGTTATTTCCCATGAAACCTTGATAATTTCGTCCTACCGCAAATAGTGCATAAGAACCCTTATCATTATAAACTTCCTTCCCATACCATGCTTCACCATTGGTAGTAGTAGTTAATTTAAATATTTGACCTTCTGTAGTTGCAGCACTAACATTAGTTAATGTAGGTTCTGTTCCACCATCCCACTTGATACTAGCAGGCCATGTAATAGTTCTAACCGTGGTTGTAGCATCCTTATCTCTAAAAATATATACTTCATTAGTACCAGCAGTATTAGCAAAAGAAACTGTGGTACTAGCACTCTGATTGACATTTATTACATTACCATTACTTAAATCGATTGTTGTAGTCGCAGATGTGATACCAATAGATTGTTGACTAAATGCTGCTCCTGCAACACCACTTAAACTTGATCCATCCCCATGAAAAGTCGTTGCAGTAAAAGTTCCTATATTTAAATTAGATGTACCTGCACCTGTATTAGATAATCCTGTTGCTCTACCAGTAACAATACCTGTTACATTTCCTACAAAACTGGTAGCAGTCAATACTCCTACATGTATATCAGGATCACCAGAAAGACCACCTGCATTACCTGTCAAATTACCAGAAAAAGCAGTAGTTGTATTAAGACCTGCTGTTACTATTCCTGCAACTACATTTGCTCCTTGAACAATACTACTTGCACTTCCAGTCACATTCCCATCAAAAGAAGTTGCAGTAATAACTCCTGTTGCTACTACTCCCGTAACTGTAATATTCTCAATGGGAGCAATTAATTGGGCTTTTTCCTGACTCATATTACTTTTTTAGTTATTTAGTCAGCTTTACGCCAAAGAGTTGCATAAGCATCAGCACAAATCTGCCCATCCTTCATATACCAATCACCAGGAATTTGAGTGGGTGATGAATAACTTGTTCTATCATTTGTAACTCCTCCTTGACCTTCACCACCCCATCCCCACCGCCATAATGTATTATCATTTTTAATTCCGAAAACAGTGGTCCATCCCGAATTCATTAGATGAGTCCAATATAATGTAGGACTTACAGTTCCTACTTGAACTGGTGATGAATATCTAACTGTTCCTCCTTGATTTAATCCATTTTCACCATATTTACTATTTCCCCATGACCACATTGTTCCATCAGCTTTAAGTGCCATATATCCACCCTCCACAGTTCCTATCATAGAGTTATCCGTCTGAGACCACCCAGACCACGGAGTTGCAGAAAAACCAGAGTAAATTTGAACTGGTGATGAATATGCTGTTCTATCATTCTGTCCTAACTGCCCATAAACATTAGATCCCCATGTCATGAGGGTTCCACCCGAATCAACGGCCATATGTTCATAATATGCCGATGCTGTGTGAAGCCAATCAGTACCAGGAAGTTGTGTAGGTGAACTTATTCCCTGAAATGTAGGAGTATAACCTTGATTAAGTCCTAACCCTCCACCATAATTAAGTCCCCATGTCCACAATGTACCGTCAGTTTTAATTGCTGCTGTGTTGTAATAAGCTCCCCCTGCACTTTTCCAATTAGTACCAGGTAGTTGAACTGGCGAAGAATGAGATACAGCATGTGTTTCATTAAGTCCCAATGATCCATAATCATTCAATCCCCATGCCCATAGGGTTCCATCAGTTTTAATACCATATTTGTGTTTCCATTGGTATGATACTTTATCCCATGTCTTATCGGTTCCTACCTGAGTTGGTGATGAAATCTTGGTGTTATGTGGTTGATTAAGTCCTAACATTCCAAAGTAATTAGCCCCTGAACCCCACAGTGTTCCATCAGTTTTTGTATATGAAGTACCATATTGGAAATTACCATTGCTTATCATCCCTTTATATCCAGCTCCTAATAAAACTGGTGATGAATAATTTACTGTATTATTTTGTCCTAATGCTCCATAAGAATTACTTCCCGTTACATATGCATAATAAGAACCACTAAATGATGATTCTTCCCATCCTTTCCATGATACTCCTGAATCACGAGTTAATAATTTAACAACCTTCCAATCATTAGTATATGGAGAAGACATTAAGTTAGGTGCGGTTCCACCATTCCATCTAACGCTACTAGGCCATGTTACAGTCCCAGTTGCATTGGGAAAAGTAAGGTTAATAACTTCGGTGGTTCCTGTATTTGCAAATGAAACAGTTGTAGAAACCGTTTGATTCACAACTATATTATTACCACTACTAATACCAATTGTTGTATTAGCAGTATTAGCCGTGACTACTTGTGCAGTAAAAGCAGTTCCTCCTACTCCTGTTAAATTACTACCATCCCCTGACATTGCAGAAGAAGTAACTACTCCTACATGAACATTTGGAGTACCTGATAATCCACCTGCTGATCCTGTTAGATTTCCCGTTACATCACCAACAAAACTTAAGGCAGTAACCACACCGACATTTAAATTTGAAGATGTTTTAATTCCTGTTGCTGTTCCTGTAAAATCACCTGCAAACCCTGTTGCACTCATTACTCCTACAATTATATTACTTCCTGCAACTATACTACTAGCCGTACCAGTGACACTACCCACAAAAGAAGTTGCCGTAGTAACTCCTGTAACAGTAAGTCCAGGTGCGGTTACTACTCCTATAGGTGCTAATAATTGTGCCTTAGTCTGACTCATATCTTTTTTTAGTTATTTATCATGCGGTAAATTGGTGTGCTACCGTAAATTCTCCACTCCGAGTGACACCTCCCCAATTCGTACTCGTTGGGCCACCAACTTGAGTTGGTGATGAACGCATTGTTGTATTATCTTGTCCCATTTGTCCATAAACATTATATCCCCATGACCATAATGTTCCATCAGTTTTAAGAAATGTAGTGGTATACAAAGAACCCATAGTACCAGCAGCCCAAACCTTAGTAGACCATGTAGTCTCAGTTCCTACTTGAGTTGGTGATGATTTGTTATATGATCCAGGATGAGCTTCATTAAGTCCCAATTGACCTCTATCATTCATTCCCCATGTAAATAATTTTCCATCATGTGTAACCCCACAAGCTTGATTTCTTCCTGCTGATATAGATGCCCAAGTACCAGGTAGTTGGACTGGTGATGAGTAATTTCCAGTTGGTCCTTGATTATGTCCTAACATCCCACTACTATTACTTCCCCATGTCCATGCTGTCCCATCAGTTTTTCGTGCCATAGCAGCTCCATAACCAAAACTAATAGATGACCAACCTTCACCAGGTATTTGAATAGGTGATGAACGAGCTATTACATCATTTTGCCCTAATGCCCCCTTGGCATTATATCCCCATACCCATAATGTTCCATCAGTTTTAATTGCTCCCGATTGCCGTTGCAGACCTGCTTCAGCAGCTGCTATTTTCCCTCCCGTATCATATGAAGTAGCCCATGTAGTATCAGTTCCTACTTGAACTGGTGATGAATAATTTATTTCCTGATTAAGTCCCAATTGACCAGCTAACCCCATTCCCCATGCCCATAGTGTTCCATCAGTTTTAGTCCATAAGACATGCCGACCAATACTTCCCACTGCCCAGTTAGTATCAGTTCCGATTTGGGTTGGTGATGAATATTTTATTATATTATCTTGTCCTAATGCTCCAGCAGTATCATTGTTATTACCTCCCCATGACCATATTGTTCCATCGGATTTAGTTTGAATGATAGAATAACCACTTGCCATCCCTGCACCATTATTTGCCATTAACCAATTAGTACCAGAAATTTGAATGGGAGATGAACGATTATTTCTATCAGTTTGTCCTAACTCTCCATTACCATTATATCCCCATGACCATAATGTAAAAGTCTGAGGATCATTCTTAATACTCTCCCATCCATACCAAGTTACTCCCGCATCGGCAGTAGTTAAATTAAAAATTTGTCTTGCACTTGACCTAGTGTTAGAAAGTAAAGTAGGTGTGCTGTCATCACTCCATTTAATACTAGCAGGCCAAGCAAGAGTATTTTCTGTTGTAGTTCTTATAAAAGTAACTCTATTCGCTGTTCCAGTATTTGCAAAAGCAACTGTTGTATTATTACTATGAGTAAAATTAATTACATTACCACTACTTAAATCAATTGTAGTAGTACCTGCTTGAGCAGTAACTGCCTGTCCTATAAATGCACTTGAACCAGCACCTGTAATTCCTGATCCATCACCTAACCATGTTACAGCAGTAGCAACACCAACTGTTAAATCTGATCCACTGATTATACTACTTGCCGTACCTGTAATATTTCCTGTAACCACTCCTGAAATACTTGTAGCAGTAACCACTCCTACATTTAAATTAGATGTACCTGCACCCGTATTAGTTAATCCTGCTGCTCTATATGTACCAATAGAATCCCCAACAAAAGTAGTTCCAGTAACCGTTCCCAAATCCAAATCAGCCCCATCAGCAATTGATTGGGCAACCCCTACTACTCCAGATATTCCACCTGTGGCAGTGATAACTCCTGTTACACTTACTCCTGGAACACTAAGGTACTCTCCAGATAAAGGTGAAACTAATTGGGCCTTGCGTGATGGCATATTACGACAACCATAATACTACTTGCTTTTCTTATTTATCCCTGTTATAATCTAATGAAAAAGATATGATAATAATTACGGGTTCAAAGGGTTTCATAGGTCAAAATTTCCTAAAATATCTAATAGAACATTCGGATGAAAAAATAATTACCGTAGATGAAAAGGATTGTTGGGATTGGATAACATTCTTTGAGGAGTGGGATGAAGTATCTCTTATACTACATCAAGGAGCAATTTCAGATACAACAGAAACAGACATAGATAAACTTCATGGAACTAATGTTTGGTTCACCATAGAGTTGTTTGAGAAGGCAATAGAGCATGAAATAGATGTTAAATTTGCATCCTCTGCATCTGTGTATGGTAATCAACAAGGTATAATCAATCCACTCAACTACTATGCAATTACCAAATTGCAAATGGATTATTATATCCAAGACCACATAGAAGAGTTCTCATCTATCCAAAGTTTCAGATACTTTAATGTATATGGAGATGGTGAAGATCATAAAGGTGATCAAGCTAGTCCTGTACATAAGTTCACCAAACAGATTCAAGAAACAGGAAGACTCAAACTATTTGAAGGATCAGATAAGTTTCTAAGAGATTTTGTATGGGTAGGAGATATAGTAGAAACTGTTCTTAACAATGATAAACCATCAGGTATATATGATTTAGGAACTAGTAATCCTATTAGTTTCCAGACAATAGGAGAACTAATAGCAGAAAAATATAACGGTACAATAGAATATATCCCATTCCCTGAACACTTAAAAGGTAAGTATCAAACTTACACATGTGCTAAGAAAGAATGGGATAATAAATTTATTAGTGTTAAAGAGTATCTCCAGCTATCACCCTATGAGAGTCTTCATCAAAATGCTGAGTAGAGAACTCAAATAATTCTGCATCTTCTATGGCAACCATCTGGTGTCTAGTCTTCCTACAGCAATGAAAACTATCACCAGGTTCTAATATCATACTTTCTGCTTCATCCAAAGAATCAGTCTTACCATAGAACAAATGAATCTTTCCTGACTGTAGATAGAAAGTTTCATCCTTTAAAACATGATAGTGCCATGAACATCTATGATTCTTTTTAATAAACAATAACTTACCACAATACTCTGATGAGTTGGCAATCCACTTCTCCCAACCCCATCCTTTAGGTACAAATTTTGGTTTAGTTTCTCTCATCGTTTATCATTAAAGAATACTCTATCAGGCCATGCTTTATCATCTATGAAATAATCAGCATGTGGTTTACCCATGATCAACTCATGGTATTTAACACCCCAATCATCTAATTGTTGTTTTGTAAGATCAAATAAAACTTCTTCAGCTTTTCGTGCGGCGATAGAATGAGAATATCCAGAAAACCTACCCATTGCTCGTGCAGTGAAGTAAATTATATAATTACCCTCATCATAGAGTTTATTTAGTACCTTGATTCTATCTTTCCAAGGTTCTGCTTTATGGTAATCTCTACCTACTGTTGGAGTACAAATAGTACCATCAATATCAATACAGTATCTTTTTGACATCTTCCTCCGTTAATACATAAGTTCCTCGATGTGATACAGCCACTGCTGCTGCTTTATTAGCAAGAGGTATTGCCTCCTCTATACTACCATGCTTTAAATACCCATAAGTTAGTGCAGCTAAAAATGTATCACCTGCACCCACTACATCAAAGACGTTTACTTTCTCTGCTGGATATAATTTACCTTGATACTCTGCACCTACACCACCCTTAGTTATAATCACATTATTGGTTTTAGTTTCTAACTTTTCATACTCAATATCATTAACTTTAATATAACATTTATCAGGTAAATTTGTCTTCTTACTATCAATAATCACTGGACCATCAAACCAATCAACTAACTCAAATAACTTTTCCTGTGTTATATAACCTTTATCATAATCAGATATGACCATAATATCATACCAATCTTCAGGGGGAACTTTATGATGTAGTTTGTGATATGCCGACCTATCATCAATAAAGGGTTGTTTGTGAGGTAAAGGAGTAATCTCTGGTTCTTCATCTGAACGTAAGATTTGTTGATTAGACTTCTCATCTATAAATCTTGTCTTAATAATTTTCTCCTCATTCGTCAACATATAAACATCCACACCAAATACTTTCAAATTATTATAAACATTCCATGCCATCCCCTCAGTAGTTACTCCTCTCTTATACTCTAAGATAGGAACAGGAGCCTCTGGACTCAACCTCTTGGCATCTCCATAGAAATACCTGTCTTCACAACTATCACCAATTAATAATACCTTCATAGATTGTGAATCCTTTTAATAGTGTTACTGCTTGCATAACCTCCCACTCTTGGAAGGAATCTAACTTCCTTAGCATACTCTCTACCTACCACATCCCCATACCTCCAGTCATCACCAAGTAATAGTATATCAGGATTATATAATTGTATCAACCCCTCAAGTTCTGGTCTGTCACCAAATGTCAATACTACATCAATATATTTAATTGATTCAAGCATAGCAACTCTATACTTTAAATCATTCACTGGTTTATGATCACCTTTATCTTTCTTTATCTTTTCATCAGTATCAGTAGCAACTATAACCTTGTCACCCAACGACCTTGCAACTTTGAAGAGTTGCATGTGGCCAGGGTGTAGGATATCAAATGTTCCATTAGTCCATACAATTTTAGACACGATAAACCTCGTCTACAGTTACCATACTTGCCCTCTTATCAATAATTCTCTTCACCTCAGGATCATCTTTCTGTTCTTCAGTTGGTATGTATATTGCCTTTGAATTAACAGGACAATTCTCTACTGGATCAGTAAGATAATAAACTGCTATACTCTTTCTATAAAGACCCTCAGGACACTCCAGAGGAGTTGGAAGTCCATGATATGAGTTTTGAGTAGTATCGAACATTACTGCACGATTAAAGAGTGTATCAGTGGAAGTTATGCATTGTTTTCTATCTGATGACCAGAACTCTAATTGACCTTTCCACTCAGGATTCCAGTTCTCTGCAAGATAAACAATAAGATTTAATTTCCTTTGAAGTTTAAGTTTAGGGTGAATAGAATAATCTAAATGCACATTCAGTTTACCACCTTTACCATGCATATGCAACCCTCCTCCATGCAATCCTACATCAGGATATAATTTCTTAATGCCAGTAATCTTCTGCAATTTAGAAATAAAGGAAGGAGAATTCAAATAACAAAATGTAGAATATAAGTTCCGTGGAAAGAGGTTCCATGTATTACAAGCCTTCTTATTCTCTAGGGGATTATTATATACATACCACACATCTGAATTGTAATCAGGAAACTCCCGACTTAATGATATAGCAGTTTCATCATCAAAGAAATTATCTATTACTACATGATTAAATGGCTGTCCTTTGATAAACTCAGATTTTAATTTAGAAACTTCAAGTCTGTTGATCATATATAATTATCTTCTGTAAATATTGTATCATACATGTTGGTGTCTATGTGAACATGATGAATATTATAAGGGTCAAACTTAGGTCCAGTTCCAATCATCAACTCCCTATCAATTTTACCATGTTCTCCTTGAGTATACAAAAAGTTCTCATCTAATGTAGCAAGATAATCTGAATTTCCCCACCAAAAATTACCACTAAAATGTGGGTAAGGTTTCATTCTTAACTTGGCTCCCACTACATTATATTCATCCAGATAACTAATACATTCTTTCCATTTATCAATTACATAATACTCTAAGAATAATCTCCATGCATGAAGTTGAGGGACAAATTGTCTACTTGCTCCCTTTGCATGAAAGAATAATACTTTATAGTCTGGATTCTCCTTAGAGAATTTATACATTGACTCTACTGTCTCACCCTCATCCTTAGTAAGTCTTTCATTCTTATGAACTCTTGCCTTAGAAGGGAGTGAAAAAAGTTCATTCTCACCCACGGTTCCAATATGAATAAACTCACATGCATCCATCAATCCAGATGTGCGTAATCTATGCATCTGTTGTTGATATATCAAACCAGATAGTTCAGTCTGATACAGGTGATAGAAGATGGCGATTTTGTGTGACATAATTTTGGTAGAACTCTTCAAATTCAGATCCTCCGAGTATATATTCTTTTCCCTCCCTCGTATATTTAACAGGCACATTAAACTTAACTAACTCTGCCAATATTTCATCTGTTATTGGCTTTCCTGCCTCAATTACCTCTAACCATTGACCATATGGCCAATTCTTGACACTCACTATAATACCTATATCTTTAGGTATTTGTTTT